ATACAAGAATTAAGACGTATTGGTATACCTGTAAACACATTTAGTCCAGGAAAAGGGCAAGATAAAATAGCAAGATTGAATTCTGTGTCACCAATTTTCCAAGATGGACGAGTTTGGGTACCGGATAATCGTTTTGGTGAGGAACTTATGGAAGAAGTTAGTGATTTTCCCGGTGGAGAAAATGATGACCTCGTAGATGCAACAACTTTAGCGTTAGCACGTTTTAGAGCGGGTGGATTTTTACAACTTTCGACCGATATGGACGATGAGCCAAGTTACTTTCCTACCCAAAGGGTTTATTATTAATAAAAATAGGACTATGATACGGAAATATGGCTATAGAAAAACAAGCAATACCACAACCTTTACAGCCTGACCAAGAAGTCGAGCTTGAATTAGTTCCAGAAGAAAAAATCGATGATATGGAGGTCACTATCAATGCTGATGGTACCGTTGAAATAGGCACAGATGAAAATGAACAAATAAAAGGTAAATTTGGCGAAAATTTAGCTGAAGTTATCGACGATAACACATTAAATGTTATAGCACAAGAACTTATACATAGTTTTGAAGATGATTTAGACTCACGGAACGACTGGTTTCAAACATATAGTGAGGGTTTAGATTTATTAGGTATAAACAGTGATAATCGTACAGAGCCATTCATAGGTGCATCAGGTGTTCACCATCCAATATTAGCAGAAGCTGTAACACAGTTTCAAGCACAAGCTTACAAAGAATTATTACCAGCTGGTGGACCAGTAGATACTGAAGTATTAGGTGTAACGGATAATGCTAAATTAGAAAAAGCTAATAGAGTAAAAAACTTTATGAATTATCAGATTACCTACAAAATGGAAGAATACGACCCAGAAATGGACCAATTATTATTTTATCTTCCGTTATCTGGTTCAGCATTTAAAAAAGTATATTACGACCCAGCAGTAGGGCGAGCTGTAGCTAGATTTGTAAAATCAGAAGATTTAGTCGTACCTTATTATGCTGTAGACTTATTAACTTCGCCAAGAATTACACACGTTATACATATGTCACCAAATGACCTGAAAAAATTACAGATATCAGGTTTATATAAAGATATGGATATGACCGACCCAGAAGGTGGTTATGATAATACGGATATTGAATCTAAGATTGATGAATTACAAGGATTAAGTAGAACTGCTAATGATGAAGAATATACTTTATTAGAAATGCATGTAAATTTAGATTTAGAAGGTTTCGAAGATACGAATGCTATGGGAGAAGAAACTGGTTTAGCTTTACCTTATATCGTAACTATCTGTAAAGATAACGGTAAAATTTTAGCTATAAGACCTAACTATAGTGAAAAAGACCCTATGAAGAAAAAGATAGAATATTTTACACATTATAAATTTCTTCCAGGATTAGGTTTTTATGGTTTTGGTTTGATACATATGATGGGTGGTTTAACTAAATCAGTTACTGCAATACTAAGACAACTTATTGATGCAGGAACTTTAAGTAATTTACCTGCGGGTTTTAAATCAAGGGGTCTTAATATACAAAGACACGATGACCCATTACAACCCGGTGAATGGAGAGATGTTGATGCTCCGGGTGGTAGATTACAAGATGCGTTTTTACCTTTACCTTATAAAGAGCCAAGCGGTACTTTAGCTACATTACTAGGTGGTTTAGTAGATGCAGGAAAAAGATTTGCCGCTACTGTAGAAAACCCTACTGGAGACGGTAATAGTGAAGCACCTGTAGGTACAACTGTTGCTTTACTAGAAAAAGGTCAACGTATTATGTCTGCGATACATAAACGTTTACACTATGCACAAAAAACTGAATTTAAAATATTAAAAAGAGTTTTCGGTGAATTTTTACCACCCGAGTATCCATATCAAGTACAAGGTAATAACCAAAATGTTTTTGCGTCCGATTTCGATAATAATGTAGATGTGATACCTGTAAGTGACCCTAATATTTTTAGTATGACACAAAGAATTACATTAGCACAAACACAATTACAAATGGCACAATCAGCACCTGATTTACATGATTTAAAAGAAGCTTACAGAAAAATGTATATTGCTTTGAATGTAAAAGATATTGATGCTTTATTACCTCCCGATGAAGATATTCCAGCAAGAGACCCAATATCAGAACAACAAGCTGCTATGAAAGGTGAACCTATTAAAGTTTATGATTTCCAAAATCAAGAAGCATATATTGCAGCACATAGTGCATTTTTACAAAACCCTATGATGCAACAAAACCCAGTAGCTATACAAAGTATTGGAGCTAATATACAAGAAAGACAGGCTGTGTTATATAAAGTACAAATCGAACAAGCTCTTGGTCAGCCTTTACCATCAGTCGAAGATGGAGAATTACCTCCAGAAGTTATGAATGAAATAGCTATTGCTGCAGCTACTGCGACACAACAAGTAACAGGACAAGCACAAGCAATGATACAAGCTCAAATGGTAGCACAACAAAATCCACAAATGGAAATGTTCCAGCAACAACTACAGCTTGAAAAAGAACAATTAGCACAAAAAGAACAGGAAGATTTAAGAGATAAACAAATCGAAATGATGCGTATAGATGCACAGAGAGAAGCTACACAGACGAAAGCAGCAGTTGATTTAGAAGAACTACAAGCTAAATCAAATAACGACGATATTAAAAATTTCAATGAATTATTAAAAACCGTTCGTGATTCACGAACTAAATAAAGGAGAAGAAGATGAGTAATTACAATAAAGCTAGTTATCCATCTCCAAAATCACAAGGTGCTAAACAAAAAATGTCAGTGCCTTCGATGGAGGATACAACTAAGTCTGAAGTTATAAAAGCAGGTGAGCTTAACACGGATTCTGACGGCAAAGTAGTCGGCAAAGAATCTAAAGTAAAAGCTGCTTATGGTCAGACAAAAGGCTTACTTTGGTATAACTATATTAAATAGTGGACCATATAAGACTTATGGAGCATTTGCTCCAGAAATATCGTGATAGGATTAATTCTCTCACGCAAACGCTTGCTTCTGGTAGTATTGAAAATTTTGAACAATACCAAAGGATAGTGGGTGAAATAAACGGTTTGAGTTTTGCTGAACAAGAAATTCAAACGATTCATTCTAATATGGAGGATGCACAATGAATAACAAGGTTATTCCAAGTCGGGTAGATAACTTTGGTAGTGATAAGTTGAAAGAAGAAGTTTTTGAAAATGAAATCACACCAGAGAACTACGAATCTCATGCAGATAAGTTACCACGTCCAACGGGGTATCGAATCTTAATTTTGCCTTTCGCACAAAAAAGCGTAACTAAAGGTGGTATACATATAGCTAAACAAACTATCGATAAAGAACGTTTGTCCACTGTTGTAGGACACGTAGTTGCACTTGGACCAGATGCTTATGCTGATACTGTAAAGTTTCCAGAAGGAGCATGGTGTAAAAAAGGTGATTGGGTTATCTTTGGCAGATATGCAGGTGCACGTTTTCAAATAGAAGGTGGCGATATGCGACTTTTGAACGATGACGAAATACTTGCTGTTGTTGATGACCCAGAAGCAATAATATCATAATTAACAGGAGAAATTATGCAAGATAACAACCAAGCAGAAAATATAGAATTAGTTTTGCCAGAGGAAGAACAAGATACTACTGAAAAACAAGAAACTGTAGTAGAAGAAGTTCAGTCGTCTGAAACAGAACATAAAAACGAACTTGACGAAGTAAGTGAAGGAGTTAAAAAACGTATTGATAAACTTACTTACAAGATGCGAGAGGCAGAACGTCAAAGAGATGAGGCTTTAAATTACGCTAAATCAATAAGCAGTTCTAACACAGAACTTAAAGAAAAATTAAAAAACTCAGATACATCCCTTTTCAAGGAGTACGATAGTAGAGTACAATCTGATATTGAAAGAGCTAAAATTCATTTGAAAGAAGCTCAGGATGCAGGAGATGCAGAGGCTATTGCTAATGCTACTGAAAAATTATCTCGTGCTAGTGCAGAAGCAGAAAATTTAAGAAGACTGCAAGCACAACAAGCAGTAAGAGATAAAAAAGAAGAGCAAGTTGTAGAAACACAACAAGCTCCAGTTCAGTTAGCGACCGATGTGCCACAACCCGACCCAAGAGCGGAAGAGTGGGCTAAAGAAAACACATGGTTTGGTAATGATACAGTAATGACTTTTGCAGCTTTCGGTATTCATAGACAATTAGTAGAAGAAGAAGGGTATGACCCAACTTCTGAGGAATATTACAAAGAAGTAGATAATAGGATGCAACAAAATTTCCCTACAAAGTTTTCGAAAGAGCAACCCCCCGTGCAACAAGTTGCTGCCTCAACTCCTGGAGTTGCAGGCAAAAAAGGAGCACGCAAAGTAAAATTAACGTCAAGTCAAGTTGCAATAGCTAAAAGATTAGGCGTTCCACTAAAAGAATATGCTAAGCATATTGAAGGAGTATAAAAATGACAGATGATATGAAAACAACTGAAGTCGCAACAGACAGAAACTCTAGGTCTGCAGAGACACGAGACTCTCAAACTCGCAGTAAACCTTGGACACCCCCATCTATGTTGGATGCACCCACCCCACCTCCTGGATATAAATTCAGGTGGATTCGTGAAGCTACTAGAGGCAACGATGATAAATCTAATATGTCTAAACGTATTAGAGAAGGTTATGAACCTGTAAGAGCAGAGGATTATCCTGACTTTGAAGCCCCAAGTATTGACCACGGAAGAAATAAAGGAGTCATTGGTGTTGGAGGACTAATACTCGCTAAAGTACCTGAGGAAACCGCAAAATCAAGAAATGATTATTTTACGCAGCAGGCAAAGTCTGCAATCGACGGTGTTGACCAGAATCTTATGCGAGAGAGCGACCCTAGAATGCCTTTAAATAAAAGTGATATTAAAAGGACATCTAAGGTCGAATTTGGTAGTAGGAATAATTCCGACGATTAATATTAACTATAAAAACATAGGAGTAAAAAATGGCAAATACAAACGCCCCTGATGGATTTACCCCTGCGTATCATATGTATGGTGGTGTTATTCGTCCTGCAAGAATGAGAATTGCTAGTGGCACTTCAGCTTCAATATTTAGTGGAGATGTAGTCAACTTATCTAGTGGTTATGTTATTCAAGGCACGGCGACAGGCACACCAGTTGGCGTATTTTACGGGGTATTCTTTACAGCAACTGATGGTACACCTACGTTTTCTAAAGTGTGGACAGGCGGAACTGCAACACAAGGAACTAATGATGCAATAGCATTAGTATACAATGACCCTGGAATTGTATACGAAGCACAATTTACAGCGGGTACACCTGCAGTAAGCTTCATTGGTGATAAGTACACTCTTTCAACAACTGCAGGTAGCACAGTTACTGGCAGGTCAAAAGAAGGAGT